GGATCGTCGTTCAGCCATTTCTGTGAATGCAAGTATTGTTTTGTGTATGGCGAAAGAAGTGAGCCGAGAATAGATAATTTTGGGAAATTTTGAAACGTTAATGCCATAGTTTGCTGAGATCTTCTTTGACACATTCGTTTGCATGTAATTGAATCTGAGCTGTTGGAGGAATTCTGAGGTTTGATTTGCATTTTCAAGTGCTACCAGAAGTGAGAACAGACATTCACGTTGTGATCTAGGAGGCTCAACACTCAACTTGTCTGAGAAAACATCCATGGTGCTCGCTAGTATTGTCAACATTTTTGAGAACATGCTCAACTGCATTGTGAGGTCACCAACACGTGTGGAAGAAATTTCAGAGCACATCCAACCACCAAGATCGACCCAGTGTCTGAACGGGGCCAAGAATGAGTAGCTTTTGAAATCCTCTGTTTTCACCAGGATCATGTAGAAAGAATGAGCATCTGATCCTGTGTTATGTATTGCCAGCATGGCTGAGAAACCAGGCACACGCGTTACATAAAATTGCTTCAGTGGGATAGGCTTCCTTACATTCAGATTGATTTCTGACATGACAGAGGAATGGAACTGTAAGATCAGCCCAAGTCTTGAGTGGCACATATCATCATAGAATTTCTTAACTGTGTTAGGGAAATTGTTGTCAATTAGCCCTTCAAGCTTGTTTGTGATTGGTTCGACCTCGGATCTAATCATCATCTCTGACCATGAAGACAACCAAGTCTCATAATCCGAGTAGTCTATCCCAACGTCAAAACCAACAGTAGAACCTGTGTTGCTCTTCTGATCTTCTTTGGGCAACAAAGCCTTGTGCCACAACCCCCGATCAACAGCATACTTCACTACATCATCGCTAAGTGTCACTTCATGCCTATGTTTTTCCTTGATCAAGCCATCTGCATACTTGCTTGCTCTCATTTCCTCCTCATCTCTGAGACTGAATCGACAATTTTCTGCTTCGAACATTGTTATCTGATTGCCATCAGTGTAATTCCTGAGCAACTCCACCCACATTTTGGCAAGAGGATGCGTGTTGTCAATCGGATCAAACACATTAGTCCTGAACAAACCCCTCTTCACTTCAGCCAAACCCACAGGCAGTTTCTTGGAGTGCTTAACTGTTGGTAGTGATCTTATAGAATCCAGGTATTTGGTGAAGGACTTATGGGTGTTTTCCAGGGTCTTGTCTTCAGAAGTTATTAGATGCTTCTTAACACTCTCTTTTGCCGTCAGCAACCCAGCACGATAGATCTTTAGATCGTATTGTTCTTGTTCTGACCAATCCATCCATGAGGCAGAATCAATAGAAAGGAATGACTCTGGCTGATTCTTAAGCACTTCGTTGCACTT